CGATGTCGTAACCAACATCCGGGTACGATGTGTGCAGGTACAGGAATGCTCTGCGCGCCAGTTTTTCATTAGTCCTGAGCGTCTGGTGATACCATGCGGCGAATGCTTCGATCAGGTCATAGAACAGTTTGCGAGACTGATTGCGAGCAGTAGTTCCAACAATCAATGCGTCCGGATCAATGCCGCACTGCTTCTTGTGGGCGCGCTTGTCCGGGACTGGCTTGAAGATGTCCAGGTCGCTACCGGGCGATGCAAGACCAAGTAGATTTTTTACACCGGCATCCTGGAGGGCATCGTATCCGAATTGTGAGTAGGTCAGGATGTGGTCACATTTCTTGTAGCTATCGATCCATAGGTCCTTTTGCGGAAGTCCGTCCACAGTGGGCATCCATAGCATCGTCCATAGATGGCGCGATGGCGCTCGGTCCTGAAACTCGCACATCCAGTAGTCTCTGATGTCACAGTTATGCAACGCGCACGTTGACACATAGCTGTTGTCGCCCTCAACCTCAAGATTGTAAACCAATCCAGAGTATTCTTTCCCCTTGATGACGGTGCGAATTGTTAGTGAGTCGGGGTGCGAAAGATCGTGCCATAATGGTTCGCATGGCTTGTTGCTGGCGATTGCCAGTATCACTCCGGCACTTTCGTCCGTAAAAGTCAGCGCCCACTTGTTCTTTGCTCCGCTGATCTCGCCACAAATCCCAAAGCGCCAAAGCATGTTGCGCAACTGTCTAATGAAATATTCGTTGCTATCGCTGTATGTCACCGATCCGGCAACGTCCTCGACGCTTAGGCGACGCAACAATACGCCACGAACGAATGCTTTTGCGGTCTCCCACGACGGGGACAGATAGATCGCCCTTGGTATCCTGTTTCCGCCAAGCATCCCGACGAAGAGCGATTGCACAAGAGCGCCACGAAACTTGATGCTATTCCCGGAAAGTGATCTGCCAAATTTCATGTTGTAGATGCGCCGGATGTCGTCCGGCACATTGTACACAGCAGAGTATTCGTAATCCGCAGGATGCCACAATCGACGAGAAACAAAGCCAAGAAAGTATGCAAAGTCTTCATCTACCAGCAATCGACGCGGCAACTGTTGGTCGATATCCGTCTTGTGCGTGATGGTGATCTGGTTACTGACCACGTCATCCGTGATGTAATCCAACACGTCGATGTAATCATCCGGAGTGATCGCTTTCATCTTCGGCAGAAATAGTCGATCCGACCTGGTTAGGTATGATGCGGCTATCCACTCGGGGTTGTTGTCGCAGTTCCGGAGAACCAACAGCTTGTGGTTTGGCGTGACCTTGATCGGAACACTGTCCGACTCAAGAAGTATGCGAACTACCTCCCCATGGTACGGCCTGACGTACACCTTACGCACCCGCCTGAACGCGCCAGTATGGGTGAGCACGTAGTCTCCAACGCTGATGTGCTCGATTGGAACCGGACCGCTTGTGGTTTCAATTGGCGCGCCCGGCACGACGCACGTCACGTCTGGTTTGAATTCCAAACATGCGCTGTCAAATGCGTGCTCCCCAAACTGGGCGGTAGGCGATGATCTGTACCGATCGATTCCTTGCTGATCGCCTTGGGCTGGCATTGTCGGATAGAACTTCCATGGTATTCCATGGATTCTATTGTCGTCTACAGATGCGTATCCTCCGATTTCTGCGATCTCGAATTTACCAGTCTTATGCAATCGCTTCAGGACTTCGTTGTAATAAACCCCGAAGCCCGTAGCCAAAAAACTGGCCTCACCAACGAAAAGAATCCGTCTCTTACTCATATCGCCTGTCTCCCTGAAATCACGAGACTTAACCTGCTAGTAATTTTGTCTACTTCTTGGATTTCAGACGCGACACGGCTTGTGCGCATCATTCCGTCGAGTCGACGATGGCACTTTCGGCACAACCAGTATACCATAAGCGGCCTGGAATAATCTGGATGGTGCATTTCCATGTCTCGTGTGGACCCACAGAAGTAGCATGGTTCTCGATGCAATAGGCCGGACTTCAAGGCACTATGGGCCGCGCGTCGCGCATTATACTTCTTGGTACCTACGATTCCCCAGTTCCTCCTATATGTAGCGTACTTTATCTTTCTTTCGGGTTTACCGTTGTTCGCTTTATAGTACTGTTGGTATAAATCGGGGTGGTCGTTACGATAGGTCCTGGATTGCGCCTGTTTGCACTCCGCGCACCAAGATTCATGACCGTCGGCAGCAGTAGGGCAATAGTAGAAATGCTCCAGTGGTAGGTCGCGCAAACAACTCGGACATTTCTTGTGCGTGATCGTCGTTCGGCCCACTATCGGCGTGCCCGCCAGTCGATCGCTGATTTTCTTGCGATCAATCCTCGTGCAGTCGCGGCACTTGTTGAGATGGCCGTCCGCCATCTTCGGATGCTTGTGAAACGCCATCAGCGGTAGGAACTTATGGCATTTGTAGCAGTGTTTTTCCTCAGCCATCCATCTCTCCTAAACAGCGGGGGGAGAATTGAACTCCCCCTACCCTGCGCCAAGCTCTAAGCCCGAGTCGAACGGGCCGGGGACACCTTAACGGTGCCATGCTCCAGCCGCCGCACACGTATCAGAAGGGAATTTCAGCCCCATCATACTGCGAATCTTGCGGCTGATCTTGCGGTTGCGGTTGGGGCGTAGGAGGAGGCGGAGGACGACTTGGCTGCGTGGGCCGATTCCCGCCAGCGTTGGCGGGCTTCCCGTCGGCGCTACCACGGGCTACCGACTGTACGTCGTCTGCGTTGAGGAATGGAATGCTGGTCTTCGAGTCGGGAACCTTGTAGATTTCAAGGGACCCACGAACCATAATGGTATCGCCCTTCTTGACGTACTGAAGCACGAACGTCGCCGATTGCCCGAACGCCTTGACGTTCAGAAAAGTTACGTCGTCCTTCTTGCGGCCATTGCACGCAATCGAGAGCTTGGCACACTCTGCTCCGGCCCCTGTCTTCCCGCCCTCTGGGTCCTTGGTAAGACGACCAACTGCTACAACGTACGGCTTAGGCATTTCTGTCTCCTGTTAAGTTCCAACAAGTTCTCGGATCGACTCTACGATGAGGGACCCATTGCGTTTCGTTCCACCTAGTACTATAACAGCCTGCGGCTGACATTTGTCCTGGCAAGTAGAATAGGCATCTGGAAAAACTGGGCAGTGGTCTATTCCACCAGACGAGTCGGAAATCGTCAGGAAGCACATCGCCTGCCCCTTTCTCGTCTTCGATATCTTGACTCGCTCTATAACGACACACAAGTCGAGGCTCTTCCCGTTCGGAATCTTGACGAAATCAGAGCAACGCTGTACGTCATTCGCATCCATAACCCCATCGGCAGCGCTGCACGACACCGAGGCACCCAGGTACCAGTGCTCCAGGAGCGCTCTCTGCTTCGTTGTGTCCGGGGTCTGGATACTCAGCGTTTCGGCAAGTCCCTCAAGAACGGCGCGACGATTTTTGTTTAGCCTCGCAAGATGACCGCCAGCCGCCAAAGTTTTAAGGGCCGTCGAGATGTCCCCCGACGATTCGACTAGTGGGGTAAGCGCTACCGATTCTCGGTCCGTGATGTTGTCGATCACTGCCTTCACGACGTTTGCCATGTACGTTCGCGGCAATCCGTAGCAGTCGCACGCCCCAGATTGTACGAGTGCCAGGGCGTAGTTTCTGCGGATTGCTGGAATCGCGGCTATGAATTGTCCCCATGTTCCCATCGATAGTTTCATAAGCCGATCGATCGTGGCGGCGCTGATCCCCTTGATATGGGCAAGTCCGAAAATGATGGCGTTGCTTGTCGTCGGGTCGATTATGAAGTCTGAATTCTTGAGTCTCGTATCTGGCGGTCTAATGGTTATTCCGAAATTCTGGGCGTCCCGGATAAGTATGTATCTCTCCTCCATCGGGTCGGATTTATTGGCAGCGAAGATGAGGCTTTGTACGAAAAACTCTGTTGTAAAATGTATTTTGCAATAAGCGGTCTGGAACGCGAGCATCGCGTACGCGATACTGTGTGACCGGTTGAAACTATAGCGCTGTCCCTTCTCAATCCACCCGAAGATTTCTTCGGCTTGTTTTGCGTCGACAGTGCTTACCCGCGCGCATCCCTCCATGAATTCCTTCTTGCACTTGGCCATCAGTGCTGGTAACTTTTTCCCTAGACTTTTTCTTAGCGTATCTGCCCAAGTAAGTGAGAATCCAGCTATCTCGCGCGCGATAGATAGTACATCTTCCTGAAAAACCAAGCAGCCGTACGTACGTGCCAGAATCTTGTCGAGACAGGCATGTTTGCTTCTACGCATACCTCCATCGAATTTGTTCCTAACGTATTCGTCAGCCTGGCCAGAGGACAAACTTCCGGGACGAATCAGAGCAATCACGTCCGAAAGCTCTGAGATAGAGCGTGGTTTGACTTTTCGTAGCCACTCCTGCCCTAGCGGTCGTTCTAGCTGGAACACACCGATGGATAGGCCAGAGCACAGTAGGTCCCATGTCGCCTTGCAGTCCAGCGGTATGTTGTGTATGTCGAACGCGCCGGGCGTTACCTCGCATGTGCAACGTTTGAATTTGATCGACATAGGCGTATTTCCCCCTTATTACAACATCATGGCTGATAGTTTTGCGCAAGTGATAATCAACCGCCGCGTGATGAAATTGTTGTTTGGAACATCCATGGTCACATCGTATGTATTCGTTTCTCCGTCCGGTTCGATAGCAGTTATGGCAGATGTGCTAACACGAGGACCTTCTCTACCTTTCACGAACAGGAGATCGCCAGCCGACATATCATAAATTGTGCGTTCTCCTATCGGTGTCGGGAATTTGTTGTCGAGCGTTGTGCGCACGGTTGCTCCGCCGAATAACGTGACTCTACATACCGGCTGTGTGCCAGTAGGCCGGATATCTCGGATGATATTGCGTCGCAATATGCCGTCCGCACACATCGACCATCCGGACGTATAGTGCCCAATATTCACGAATTTGTGGCGAAGCGAAGCCTTTCCGTTTTGCTTTGCAAACACAATGTCGTTTTTTATGCGATACATTTGTTCGATCGTTAGGTCGTGCCCCGGTGAACATGACCTACTAATTATCTCGTCTCCAGCGATACTCACAGGCACCTCCTGGTCAAGATTACTGTTACGCACGAGGCTTGAAACTGGTTCCTGGCCAAATCATCCGAGCCTCTATGGCATTTTCTCGCGAACCTAGCATGTCGACACTGTCGAAACCCTCGCTTGTATCCAGTGGTTCCATCTCTTTAATGCGACAATCGATAACGGCATTCCAATCCTTCGTGGATACCCCTTTGTCTTCTCGTTGCCTGGATAACTTCATCGCCTTCACGCTACTGGTAGCGATCACGAGGGCCATGGTTCTCGCCTTGTGCTTCTTTCCGATTTGCACCCACACTTGTCGAGTAGATCGTTTGTTGTTGCACCTATCGATGATAACGGTTCCTCCGGATTTCAGAATCGCTTCGACCATGTCGCACTCGATCTGCTTATATATTGGATCGTACCTCTCGTTGTAGAGTGCATAATCTCCATGCAGCATCGTCACGATTGCATCCAGATCGACAATGAAATATCCGTAGTCTCTGGCAAGTTTTCTGGCCAGAGTACTTTTGCCGCCACCGGGAGGCGACACTAGAACTACTATGCTTTTCTTTGCAGACATTCTCGGAATTCCTCCAGGTATTTTCTCCACCGACTCATTGCCTGCGCACGATCCCACCCATACCTTATAACGTCTTCTCGGGTGAAATTGAATGGAGGTGTGTCCTTGTTCGGCAATCTTACGCTTATCAGCCCCAGTCCAGACGCCACTGCTTCGATATCGGTCGTCGTTCCTCCAGTGCGAGCCGTCTTCAGTCCGAAATCGGCACACCCCATAAGATCGGCCATCGTATTTTGCGACACATCGTAATAGACGGTGCGATGGCACGGTAAACGCGCGGGATAGCATAGCCGGTCAAACACTAGAACCCAGTGTGTGCCGGGATTGCGTCTGACGTATCGCATCAGATCGTCGTATCCGCAGTTGTATTCCAAATCCCCGCGCCAGAATCCTACCGGATATTGCACTGGCAATCCATACAGCGTTCTCAGTTCTGCGATGTTACTTCTTGGCCTGAATAAATCTGTATCTACCCCCAATGGTAGCACCGTAGAATCAGGCCAGTATATGTCGGACGACGGGACTACGATGCGGGCGCAGGTTCGTAGCCCAATCGCGATACGGGCTAGGGCGTTCGGATCGCGACAGTCAGCCCGGTGGACATTAGACAACAGTAGCCCAATTGTCTGCGACGGATGTTCCGGCTGACCAAGGTGTACGTCATGGATGACTACGTCGTCTGGCGCAATGATGTCGGGTACGCCGAATGTTGTCTTTCCGGTCGGCCAGGAATTCCAGAAGTCGCCGGGCTTATTGGAACGTGGGCTGAGGAAAATCATATTTACTCACAAAGAACATCCGCGATAATCCACGACACGACCATCAGGGAAATCGCTAACAAGATTGGTATGACCACGCCCTCTATCATGTGGCAATCTCCGCTCTTGCGTTTACCATGTTTTGGACACCCCAGATTTTATCGAGCGCGACGACGCCAAGAAAATCGAATTTCACCAGCCCCATCTTCTCGGCGTGAGCCATCTCAAGGGCGCACATTCGCGTCTTAGTACGAACATCATAAGCCATTGGCGCGTAGTGCTCTATCGGATTGTCAGCGATAATAATTCCCGCAGCATGTTTGGATTGGTTTCTCTTTGTGCCCTCTATGCGCATGGCTTGCTCGAAGAGCGGTTGGTACCATTTGTACGCGATCTTTACAGACGCGACATTGTCAACGGCCCATCGTAGAATTCCATAGTCTTCATCGCCAGATTCTTCTGCCATTTTTTGTAGGTCGTCGGCAATAGCGGCTTCGTCAGGAATTTCCTTAGTGATCTCGTTGCAGATGTCCATCGGTCTGGCCATCTCGGCGTCGATATCGCCATTCTCCTTGGCTATCCTAACTTTTGTCAGATGCCGCACAAAATCCGGCTGTGTCCTAAACACCTCCTTGAGTGCTGCTTTCCCCTGTAGTCTACCGAACGTAGCAATCTGGCAAGTTTTATCGCTACCCCACTTGCCCGTCAAATAAGTTATGAGTAAGTCACGAGCGTACACCCCTATGTCTATGTCAATATCGGGAAGGCTCACGCCACCTGTTTCCGTCTTGAGTTCTCCCGCTGGCAGACTTCCGACAGTACCTATGGCATAGGCGATGGTACTGTTCGATGAATTTTCCTCGCAGGATTCTGGCAGTTGCGCCAGGTACATCCACATTTTGGGAGAGTGCGCGTCTATCCAGTCTGCCTCCGCCCTGATCCTGTCTGGCATCTCGAACGCCTGGGCCAATAATGCACCCATCCGATCCTTGATCACCCGCTGGCGTACCGTCTCTTTGTACACGCTCATGTCGGCCGTAAGCGTCGCCTCGAACTCCTTTTCGAGCCACTCCAGGAACGGCATCGATCCAGCGTTGAAGTGCGGTGGCACGTTTCGTGATGCGTTGTAGAATCTCTCAAAATATAATCCGTACAGCAATGGGTCAATCTTTGTGATGTCCAGCAGATAGTTCACCAGAGAGCCAGCGCCAGAACCACGACCAGCCCCACGGGGCAGCTTCAGGCCGTCCACATACTTACAGGCATCTCTGACGATCAGGAAGTAGTCTGCCAACTTGGCATCCTTGATAACGGCTATCTCGTACTGAAGTCGTTTCCAATACGTCGCTTTCTCATCGGGAGTTTTGCCTGCCAACAAAACCTTGGCCCCCTCGATGCACAGGGAATACAGCGTGGCGTCGGAGTTCGCCGTATGAGGAAGCATTGGCGGTCGCCCTAGTTTTGGGGACTGTACGCGATCAGCGATCTCTAATGTGGCCTCTATTTCGGCTGGCGTGTACGTCTTTTGCATTTCCCCGAGCGTCGGGATGTGGAACGTATCCATGTGAAAGAACGCCATGGTGTCGCCACCCTCGGCCTTCAGTCGGTCCTGCTCGTCGGCGGTCGTGTGCATCTGGGCGTACAGAAGGATGCGCTGGTCAACAGCATCGGTCGTCAAACAATAGTGCGCGTCCTGGGTAGCGACGCTTTTGATCTGTAGGGCCTTGGCGGCTTCACGCAGGCATCCAACGCACACATCCTGGGCCAGCATACCCTCAGTTTGCAATTCGATCATGTAGTTGTTGTTGCCAAATACTTTAACGTATCTCTCGACGATTCTGGCAGAAATGTCCCGCCAGTCCGGCTTGAGCAACTGATGGACATTATTTATCGTGGCTCCGTCGAGTTGCCCGGTGGAGCAGGCATCGTTCAGATTCTCGAATAGGGACGCACTCAGTTCACCGGCGATGCACCCAGACAGGCACAGGATGCCACTGTCTGGTCCTACAAACTCCGCAAGCCGATCTAGGTCCAGCCGGGGCTTGTGGTAGAAGTGCTCCTCTCGATTGGCGGCACTCACGATAGCCATCAGCCTCTGTAGGCTGTCTTGCGTGGTAGACAGAAGGGTCAGGTGGTGATATGGCTTGCCGTTATCCTTCGATTTTATCGTGGCGTCATGACGGCAGACGTACAGTTCGATCCCGAATATGGGCTTGATCCCCAATCGGCGACAAGCTGTATCAAACTCTACGATTCCAGAGATGTTTCCATGATCCGTGAGAGCAACGGCGCGGCATCCCAGGTCCTTTGCTCGGCGTGCGATTTGTGTGGGTGAAGGCAATCCGTCGAGTAAGGAGTAATGACTATGTACGTGAAGTGGTACATAATTATTATTTAACATCTTTTATCTCCGTGGCAACGTGCCCCCATGAATCTCGCCGCACGACGTGACGAATTCCCCCAAAAGATATGCCGAACTTGTCGGCCAATGCTTGATATGTCCATCTCTCCTGGTCTGTTGCGCGAAGACGCCGAATTTCTCGAACATCATCGTCGGTCAGTTTCGCGTTCCCGTTGTCAGACCCTCTGGGGCTTCTAGGAGCCCGGATGCCCCCCGTGCCTATGTGCCCCCAAGTGCGGCCGGTTACAATCTTGGAGACCGACCCTGTCGCAATACCGTGTTGTATAGCGATCGTGGCATGGGGTACGCCATCTGCGTCCTGTCGACGTATCGCTGCGACTTTCTCATCTGTCAGCTTTGTCATTCCGTGCGCAGACCCCCGCGTCCCAGGGGCGCGAAAATTGCCGTTGCGCATCGAATCTGCCATGTTGTCAGAGTACGTTCCCCACGCCAGATTTTCGATTCGGTTATCTGTCGGATCATCGTTCAAATGTCGAAGGACTTGGTCTGTTGAGCTTTTTGGGGGGAGAAAAGCGTCGGCAACAAGGTTGGAAATCTTACGGTTAGTTCGCTTCCCGCCAAGAGACAGAGATACCATCGGACAACCATCCCGGTGAATCCATGGCGACAATATTTTTCCGACATAGGTGCCATGGCCAGGCGCTACCCTGCGCACCCTCCGATAATCCGAAACCTCGTAGGTTCCCTCGTAACCAACGGCAGGAAGCCACGCCTCGATCACTCCGCATATCGTAAGAGCCAAGCTGCCAGAAACGCTCACTACTTTCCTCCTCCGCCAAGGATTGACTCGACCAACTCAACAGCATTGTCCCAGTTGCCCCAACCGTCTGGTAGCCTGAGCTTTCCGAAGTCGTCGACTCGGATCATGGCGACTGCGGATACGTAGTGCAGATGATATTCTGGCGACGCTCGAAAATAGAACGGACACACCTTGTCGTCATGGTCCTGCGGTGTCCGATCTGTCAGAGAAATAAGCCTCACCTCGTCGTTGTCCGGGAACCAGTATATTCTGACAACGTCTGGATTGCCCAGGCGCGTCGAGTAAGCGAGAAAGCGTGCCTGTTTTTCGATTGCCCGGTTGATATTCTTTGTTGACATCACGCTATCTCCACCTGGCTGTTCATTTTTTCCCACTCCCTATCGCACGTCCCGTTCTTGCTATATCCACACATTCGGCAATGAAATCCTTGGTTCCGGCAGGGCTTGTCTTGGGCTCTGAGTTTCTGGGCGAATTTCCACAATGCGGCGAGAGTCAACGGTACGTCCTTCTCGCATAGCGGGATTGTCATTGGCCCACAATCCTCTATATAGTAGAATGTTACCATCACGTTTCGGTATTTCGGAAACAAGTAAGTTGCGGCCATGTGATACATGCGTGGCTGAACTGCTTTCAGAAGATCGTACATGTCGCGGTCCTTCATCGTTGCAAAGTCGCGACATTTCCCCGTCTTCCAGTCTACAACCTCGATTGTATCTTTGTCTATCTCATGGACCAGGTCGAAAATGCCGCTGAATACTACGTCTCCCCATATCTCCTTGGGCATTTCCAGTTCCCACTTAGTTTCTATCTCCAGAATATTGAGTGAAAGTGGACACAGCGATGAATTCAAGACTGTATCGATGTTGCGCAGATACTTGGCGTATGCTGCCGTCTGTAGGTTCCCGCGTTTTGTTTTTGGTATTCGCGAACCAATGACCGTGTCCCAGGCCCATTCGGCCAGTCGTGGTAGGCTGATGATCGGGCGTTTGGCGATCGCAAATCTTCCTATCCACTCAAGGCATTGGTGCGTAGCTGACCCTAGCAGCATCGCGTCGCCAGGAACGGACTGGATACGCATGACCCGCGAGAGATGATGTCGAAACGGGCATATCTTGTGCGCGTCCACGTCACTGGCTGATATGCGAAGTGCTTTTACCATGGGATCGCCTTTCCCCAAGCCTTAAAAATCATCCGATGAATCTTACGATTCTTCACGCTCATTATCATGTTGGTGTTGTCAACAACATGATCGATCAGTGAGTCCGGGATCGTCGCAACCGATCTGTCCGTTGGAGTTTGCTGTCCGTCGTCCGCCTTACGCAACAACTTTATGCTAAGCGTATTCTTGAAGTTCTCCTTGATTGCGATCAGTTCGTTCTCGAATCTGCAATCCGTTATGATAGCAACGTGAGCCTTTGATTGCTTTATCCGCGATACGGTTGCGTCTAGCCACGCCGTAGGTCTCAGGTGTCTGATCACTCCGGTTCCGAACCATTCCATCACGTCGCGTGCGGTCATAAAGTCGGACGATTCGTGCTCGTGGTTCCGATCTGCCCCTAAATCTTTCGCTTCTACCCAGCTAATCTGTGTCACAGTATTCTTGTCGCTATTACTCCCGTAGCATTGCGCTTCTGATAGTCCCAAGACATCTATACAGAATCTCTTCAGTGCGTCGGCAAAGGCATAGATTCCAATGTCACAGTCTGGATACGTCGCATTGAAAGCCTGCGGCGAAATGGTCCGATTGCCAAGTGGAGACATGTGATTGGTGACTAGAAGATCGCTCGTTGTTTTGTGGATACTGAACGACGACCCTAGCGTTTGTCCAGCACAATACATGGCAGCGCTGGTTTTACCAGCTTGGCGACAACCAACCAAACACACTACTAGATCGGGCATTGTCATCGAGCAATCTCCGTGAGCGCTTTGGTACCGCGCTCTCCAAACGATTGTAACACCGGGACGAGCAGATTTCTGACGTTTTCCGAAGTCATGCTGCCAATATCTGCTTCGTCCGGTAATTCCACCGTACGTACGTTGAAAAGCTGGTCCAACTTCTTCACGATCCCCTCTGTCCCTTTCCGTCCGGCTGAATCGCCATCGAGACAAACGACAACGTGAATTGCCCCGCTCTTCTGTAGCAGATTCATCTGCGGCTTCGTGATCGTACTGCCAAGTATGCCCACAGAATTTTTCACTCCAGCAACCTCACACCCCCAGCAGTCCCCCGGCCCCTCGCACAGAATCGCCACGCGAGAACTGGAGATGAATGGTTTAGCGTGCCACAAATTATATAGGGTGTTCGACGATTTGAAGTTTGACGAGTGAAACCACTTAGCCTTTGTGGTCCAACAGTTATCGCAACTGTCCTGCGGATGATGGTAGTGTTTGCATTGCTGGCATTGCTCGAACACGATGCGCCCACTCCACCCCATGACGTATTCGCCGTTCTCGTCGAGGACTGGAAAAAACGCACGATTGTACATTGGCTTCGACGGGTTGTCGCAGTATGACACATGATATTTCCTGAGAATCTCTTCCGGTATCCCCCGGAATGGGTAGTAAATGTCGTCTGGGCGCAGCAATTTTAATACGTCACGAAGTACTGGTAACAGTTTTGCCGACGCCTTGCGCCTTCGTGGTGTCAAGTCAACCACTGACGAAAATTCCGGTATCTCAACGTCCGATAACCCCAGGATGCCCGCTACGGTCTCGATAGCGTCGTTGAACGACATGTCCTTGCCGGTACGGATCGAGAGCGTTCCGCGTACCAGTCCAAAGATGCTGCTGGATGGTCCGGTAATCTGCTCGCATTCGCAATGCTGCGTTAGGCATTTCCAGTGTCCTGTACGGAATACCCAATACATCCCACGGTCGTTTTCCCCCTGATGAATCGGGCAGGCGGCACGGAGATATCCGTCTGATTCTGCGAAATCTATGCTTAGGGCACGGAAGATATCGCGCACCCTATGGATAGCGGCCTCCTGAACAACTCGGCAATCGTGTGTTTTCGCAGTTGTCGCAGCGCACCTTTGTGTCGATGTATCCACTAGCGTGTCCGCCATTTCCGCATACCTCGCAGGTTACTGAACATGTTTGAATTGCCTTTTGGATCGCCGCCAGTACCCTGTCCCTGGCGTGATCTGGCACGTAATACATTGTAACGTACAGTCCACCATATTTGGTGCTAATCTCCATAAATCTTACGTCAGTAGATGCTGCCAAGGATTCCGTCAGCATAGTCCAAACGGTAGATCGCCATCCCCCTCCACAGGTTACGTCGCAATGGCGAAGCAATCCCGGAAAGTGTTCTCTCATAAATCACCTCACATCTGATCGGCAATCTGAGCATTATCGATTACGGTGGAATTCGTAGTGTGATAGAACGGAGCACCCTCTACCATCTTGGCAATCGCTAGGTTTGTCTGAACGTTGATGTATTCGCTCGTCATCATTCCTGGGCCATACCTCGTATCTGTCACGACCAGTTTATGCCCACCGCTCGATATCGAGTCCTCCATCAGTTCGTCTGGGCTCTTCCGTTTGAGCAACGTCGAGCTTGAGCACAACCACAGGATGCGGTCCGAGCCGGAGAGCACATCCCCGCCCTCGCGGCCTAGTCCGTCCCGATTTAGCTGCACGGTCAACAGTATCGGCAGGTCCCATCGCAACGCAAAGTTGTGCAACTGGGTCATGATGAATCCGAGCACCTGGTATTCTTTCATGTCGCCACGCAAGTCTGTGGCGTCCATGAGCTTCAGGTAATCATAGATTATCAGGCATGGCTTAACATGCCCGCTAGAATCTCTACCAACCGTCTTCAGAAGCCATCGCCGCGCTATCGACAAAACACTGTACACAGAACATCCGGCTATGCTCTGGTGCGATAGCGGAATATCACGCAATTCTTCGTATACATGCGACAAAGAGTCCGGGTCGAAATTACCGCATTCAAGAGTCGTCATGTCTATGTTGGCATGTCTGGAGATCAACTTGCACTGCTGATAGCGTGTCGTCAACTCCGTGTCGAGATACAGCACTGGAACGCCAGCCATAGCAAGGTTATAGCCGATGTTGATCGCGAGCGTGCTTTTGCCCACCTTCGGTCTGGCTCCCACCACGTTCACTGTCCCTGGGCGCATCCCACCGCCTATGGCAATATCCCAGTTCGGGAACCCTGTCGGCAATCCGGCGATGTCTTTCTTGGCTGCCGCCAGATCGTTGGCGAGAGATTCTAGCCCCTCCCCCATTTGTATCAGATCGGACCCCGCGTTGATCACGCTATTCGATAGATCGAACACTGGGTTCTCGATCATGCTCAAGATGGTGTCGATCGTTTCGTCGCCTGTAACCCCAGCCATCATGGTTGCTACGTTTTGTGTAGTGTGAACTGCCCTACGTGCAACGCTGAGTTTCGCCACGACAGATGCTAGCTCTCTGGTAGCTTCAATTCCGGGAGCGCCTTCTCTCATCCCGTCAATGAGTTCTTCGATCTGTTCTGGCTTGCCGTCAAAAGATATTCCCAGTTGAGAGATCGAGGCCATCATGGTCGGTGTCTCAAAAACTGAATACTCTTTGTCGACCCCCATGTATCTCAGGACCGTGAATATCTTGGAAAGTGTTGGGTGACAGAAGTCGTTGGCGCTTAGCATCTCCGACAGGTCTAGCAGCAATTCTCCGCCATGGCGGATGAGACCTGCCAGAACTGCCCGCTCAGCCCCAACGTTCGACGGCTTGAGCCTATTTTGCGCATTACTAGGACTTGTCATACGACATGTTTCCAACTAGTGCGGTTGACAACAAAACAAATTACCATCTGGCCAACTCCGAATCGCCGGGCAAGTTCCCGCTGCGAAAAATTGTCCGTAGCATACAGACTACGAATTTCTCTTACGTTATCTTCTGTCAGTTTCGCTTTTCCATTCGCGGTTCCTTTTCCGACGAAGCCGACGCCGTTTTTTATAGCATCGTCCATGTTATCGGAGCGCGTCCCCCATGCCAGATTTTCCACTCGGTTGTCTAGCTTGTTGTCGTTCAAATGCCTGACGACCGTATCGGTCGGACCCTTGGCAGGAAGAAAAGCGTCCGCAACTAGGTGGTGAATTTGGTGGTGAGTTTGTTTCCCGTGCGCATATAGTGTCACGAACAGATAGCCCTTTTGGTCAAGCCTTGGCTTCAATATCATCCTGCGCAGCCGCCCCTTACGTGGCAGTGACGCGACTTGCCAGGAAGTCGAAATTTCGTACCGCCCTTCGTGTCCTGCAACAGCCTTCCAGACTTCGGGTTTGTTATCCATCATGGCCATTCTTCGTTACGGAACGCGGTTAGTTCTTGCTTTTCGGGTGCAAGTACTACAGTATACGCCTAAATCTGCGGGTAGTTTTTCGGGTACATCGAACGCCAGGCCGCAAGTGGCACAAGTCACAGAATATTTCTGGGGTGCCGGTCGCCGTTCCTTGTTCGTGCGTTGTGACCTTGCTTCGTTCTCCGCACGAATTTTATCATCCGCCGGATCACTCACCATAGTCATCGTTACGCCGAAGATGTTGGGAGCGGTAGACGTACAGACAGGCAGTTCTTCAACGGCGTGGCCGCACATCTTGACCTGGCAATGGCCGCTAGTTTTTCCTGGACCGCCGGAACACGCGCATTCCTTTGTGCTTTGCGCACAAGCCACTTGCACATCGGGTTGCTCTGGGTGATTATCCCTGAACAACGATTCTACTGCCTTTAGTGCCTCAACGACGTGCGCGATCGGAGCCCAGTCTTGCTTGTGGAATGCTTGTTCTAATACTGCTCTGATATTCGTTCCCATTCGTTTTCTCCTAAGACCTTGTTTTCGCGATCAACTGCATCGCGTATGACATCGAGTCGATCCTCCTGGAGAGGTCGACTGTCTTTTCCACCTTGTATTCTGCGCTTGTTACCATCCGAGACAACCGTGTTTTGTCGTGTCGCGCTTCTGTGTCGTACGTTGTCGGCATGACCTTGCGAGCCCATCCCAGAAAAGCTCTGAGCCGATTCGTCTCGTACTGAACTGCCATGGCGTATTGCGACAGCAGATAGGCATATGATGCAGCGCGGGAAGCGTCTAGCTGATTGAGTTCGTCTACCCCCAGCCCCAAAATCTTTTCGAGCACACCGAAGTCGACGTTCGGAGACCTGAGTATGCTTGTCTCCCATTTGTCGATCTCGTCCTTGAATTTGGTAATCCGGTCGTCAAGGGTTTCCACTAGGCACATCCTTTGCTGTGTACATTCTTAGCTCGAAACCGTTCTTCAAGCACCACTCCGCTTTGCGTCTGTCTCTCTGCTGTTGCAATACGAAGTCTCGCTTCGTGCCATGGAAGTGCGGAACAAATGTTTCGTGCTGTCTCCCGTTCACTTCTACTACAAGTTTTAGTGAGGGGATGAAGAAGTCTAAATAGAGATTCTCTCCCAGTACGTAAACTTCTTCAAAAATCTGGTCATATGGATACTGCTGCGACAACCATACCCCAATGTCGAATTGCAACCTGGACTTACTCTCGTCTGGATTTGTCCGTCGCTTGTGGCCTGCCAGTTGGAGTCGGGTGGTCCCACCATTTAGAGATCGCACGTTCATACTTGTGCTCCGATTATAGCCCAACCCACACCGCGTTTGGTCACGTAATCCTGTGCATAAATCGCCAGATTGCGCTCTTAGAAAGTTTGAATCTATCGCCCAATGCTTTGTAGGTCCATTTCTTTGGGTCCTTCGCGCGGAGCCGGAGAGCTTCTCGTATGTCCGCTTCGTTTGGGGGTTCATACCTGGGGTGGGCCAGAGAACCACCAAGATGCTTCCAGGAACGGCCGGTTGCTATGTTTCCTACTTCCGATCGGCTGATCCCCTTGTTCTCGCCGATATCTTTGCGCGGTATTCCCACCGCATCCCATTGTCGGATTTCAAGAATATCCTCGTCCCTAAGATTGCTGTTCCAGTGCCGCTCTCCTTTTGGGGTCCGGCCACAGCGAACAGTATCGTCAACATTATCTTTCTGCGTGCCCCAGGCTAGATTTTCCAAATTATTGTTTCGCGGATTGCCATCCAGATGGCGAACCACATCGCAATTTGGTGGCTTTGGCAGGAAAGCAATGGCGACCAAGCGATGCACATTGTGTACCCTGGGTTTCCCGTCGCGATACAGGTTGACTTGCAAGTACCCCCTATTGCCCGGAGGTGTCTTCAGAATCTTTCTCCGCATTTTTCCACGGTTAGCTCGCAACGACACCATCCGCCCACGATTCGATGTTTCGTACAGCCCCTCGTAATTGGGGATTGGTCGCCACTCCTCAACGACACCGCCGACAAAACAGCCGAGATGGTTTGTTTCATTCTGAAACATTTTGATTGTTCTCTTCCGAAACGTCAGTAGCGACATGGCTTTCGTGGACGATGAGGTTTTTATTTACCCAGCCGTCCTTGCCTCGATTCCATGTCCACTTGCAGCCATCGTGCGGATGTTCGTCCGAGGTTTTGCCGCAATCCTCGCAGAACGCTCCGTTGCCGGTCCACAGATAACCGATGGAATCAGCACAGTTACCACAGATATCCTTACCGCGCCAGGCAACAAACAGTTTCCCCGCTTCGATCTCAGTTCCGCAAACATCGCACGTACATTTCGTCATCTTGTCTCCCCAGGTTAGGTGATGTGTTTCCAGGTTTGTCGGTTGACAATTGGAGATATCGTCGTTTGGTCTACGCCGAATTGCAGGGCTATCTCTCGTTGCGTGAAATTCCCGGTGGCATACAACCGACGAATTTCTCTTACTTGGTCTTCGGTTAGCTTCGCCTGTCCATGCGTAGTCCCCTTGGCGCTTTTGCCATTGCGTATTGCATCGGCCGCATTGTCTAGTCGTGTCCCCCTCGCCAGATTGCACACCCTGTTGTCGGTCGGATCATCGTTCAAATGTCGAACTACCGTGTCCGTAGGTTGTTTCTTCGGAAGAAAAGCATCGGCAACTAAATGGAATATCTTACGAGGAGTTGGTTCTCCCCAGATGTACAGGCATACTACCAGGTAGCCATGCTGATCGGCAACAGTCTTCAATATCCGTCCCGTCTCAACTCTGCGCACCCTTCCTTGGTCGGATACTTCGTAGATGCCTTCGCACCCTGCAATCGGTCTCCACGCCTCGCTCCATACTCCGCTGCCACCGACGAACAGGGTAATCTTGCTAGCCACATCCATCGCACAAACCTCACGCCAGTAGCATGTCACGAATCTTCTTCTCAAGCGATACCAGCAGTTCTGGCTTCTCTTTCAAAAGTTCGGACAAGCCATCTATACCCTGTGCTTTCTCTTCTGTCTCAGCAATTGCGTACCATGCCCCTTTGCGCACTATAAGGCCGAGGCTCTCTGCTTGTGTTATGACATCGCGGGCGTTATCTATCCCGAATCCGTATCGAAGCGGCAAAACGCAGGGTCGATATGGGGGACCTAGCGCCGAGCACTTGACTGTTATATGAATGTCATGGCCAGGAATGTCCCCGTCTTTGTTTGCGATCCACCTCCCCGCCCAATCCGTCGTTATCCAGACAGACGCCGCATACTGAACTGCCAAGCCCCCCTTCTCTACCCACTTGGTCCGACTTGTGGGATCACGATTGGTCTGTAGTTGCGACAAACAGATCAGGACGCAGTTGTTGCTGTCCACAATCTGTATCATCCGCCTGATGAACGAGGCCATCAGCTTTGGCACACCGGCCATGTCCTTGTTGGCACCAACGTCTTCTGCGATTTCCGAAGCCGTACTCATCATTGAGAGACTGTCAACAACGATCACGCAACCTGGAACACTTTTCGCCAAGCGTTCCACTATGTCGAGGTACTGATGGGCCTCAAGCTGGTGTTCCGGTGTCGACCGTACGATTTGTAGGGCATCCATAGGAAAGTTCGGTATGGTCTTGGCAACATTCTCAACTCCACGCCGTTCGATATCGACGTAGTAAATTGGTTTGCCATACTGAAGATGCGCATTGCGCAGGATAGTCAGCGCTAGCGTGGTTTTTCCCAGCTTCGCTTTGCCGGTAAGCAGTACGATATCCCCCTCCGGTATCCCGCCGTTAAGCGCAATGTCCAGAGACAGGGATGACTGGATTATCTTTTGCGGCTTGCTAGCATGTACCGCCGCCGTCTGGATTAACCCATCGCCGTACTGTTTGGCGAGATAATCGTCAAGGGATAGCGGTGCCGGTTTCGTTGAGCTTGCCAAAGAGTCCTCCTGCTGATGGTCGGTTGAGAGTTGCGTTCTTCTTGGTGTATTCTACTCGCGCGTCCTCAGACATTATAACGCCATGAGTACCGCTTTTGACAGTGTTCCACAAAGAATCAAACGACTCCAGAAGTCGCGTCCTCTCTGCCGTAGCTGCCAACGTAGTCAGGCGAAATTGCACAATTCCGCGAACAATTGCCGCTCGCTTCGATGGGTCGGTATGCCAATCTGCGATAGCCTTTAGCGCGGTGTTTACGCCACGCAGTTCCATCACAAACTTGTTTCCCCAACGTGTCTTATCGCGCCAAAAGTATGGTTCCAATCGTGAGTAAATATTCAGACAGAGACGCTCTATGATGTACGATTGAAACGACACCTTTAGTCCTGGGGTAGTTGGTGAGCAATAAATCTTGCCCAGTTTCGTTACACCAGGGGATGGCATACCATTACCTCCTTCAGACAGTTGATCGGATACAGCGCCCAATACACCTTGGGCCACACCTCAGCCCAGTCGAGTCCCCCGCAGCCGCACCCCAGTCTTGGGATTGCCATGGATCGCACGCCGAGCAACACGATAATCCTGGCGAGGTCCCACAGCCCTGTGTCGATGTAGCTCATGTGCGAAGGGTTGCGCCAGTCCCTCTTGGTAGGAAAGTTGACGATATACCGTGGGTGCGCACTTGTGCAAGTCCTGAATATGAACATGCGCCCGGTCTTCACCGTCTTTTGTTGGCAGGCAGTTCGATAGGCATCATAGTTGTCGCGGAATTTCTCCTTGAAACTAAGTGCCACACCTTTGCCCATGACTCCTACACAGTTCACGGTGTTCACGAGCGCTTCGTGCCGTAAAGTCGTTATGTCTCCGTAAAAGTCCAAAAACTCTGCCATGGCATTCTCCGTTAGGCGACGTGTTTCCATCTTGTACGTAGGACGATTTGCCATATCGCCTTCTGGCTCACTCCAAAGTGCAAAGCCAATTCTCTCTGCGTGAAGTTCCCGGTAGCGTATAGCCGACGAATTTCTCTCACATTATCTTCTGTCAACTTTGCACGATAATGCGCGACCCCTTTCGGAACGACGTGCTTGCCGTTGTGGATAGAATCGGCCATGTTGTCAGAATACGTTCCCCTTGCCAGATTTTCGACGCGGTTGTCCAGCTTGTCGTCGTTCAAGTGGCGCACCACGGTGTCGGTAGGCCCCTTCGGTGGAAGGAAAGCATCCGCGACTAGGTGGTGGATAAGGCGCGTGGTTTTCTTTCCGTTGAGATACAGGCTCACGCGCAGATAACCGTACGAGTTGATCATTGGTTTCAACAATCTCCAGTGGCCAAACCGCTTTCCAGACCTAGGAATGCGCCTGCTTCTCGCGTTTCCTGTGTTGGAGATTGCATAGATTTCCTCGCCGCCGACAACGGTCCTCCACATCTCTACATTTCCGCGTATGTCGCAAAATATCTCGCTACCGATTCTCATGGGAATACCCATCACGGGTTGACAATCAATCCAAACCCGGCTGTCGCTACGTCGCGATTCTCTGTCTGGATCGATTCGCCGTCCGGTAGACTGGCCCACACGACGGATACCTGTTGACCATCGTAGAAGCCAATGCCGATAAATCCAGTCTGAATGCCCTCCGGGTACGCAAGAAGATGCTTCTGCATTGCGAAATACCCCTTCATACCCGACGGTGTCGTGATATCGGCACGCTGACTCATTCCGGTGAGCCTCAGTCGTTCGATGATCGCCCCACCATCCACGCGAGCTTTAACCTCTCGCCAAACCTGCCCGAACTTTTCGCTTTCCGAACTAAGAATTTGTCCATCCGCCATTGAGATTTCGAGGTGCATTGTTGTCCTTTCTTGTCTACTCCGGCAGCATTACTGTGACGCCGGTGCTTCTGCTGTGGTACGGATTACGCGCCGTGCCAATCTTGTGTACGCATTCCGTGCGGTTCTGATTTGCGGCATCGTGCGCTTCAACGATCGCAGTAACCAATCGTTGCTTTGCCGACACGGATACCTTTGGGCAGTAGATACTACACCACTCCCTTACAAGATCAGAAAAAAGTCTGCTTACCGCTTTTGCTCGTTTCGCCATCTTCTGTGTGCTCCTTGTGCTATCGCTAAGTGCGATGAGTCCCTGGTTTTTAGGTAGGTAACGTATTGCGTAAAACATTCATTGCTGGTGTTCTGCAACCAACAGTGTGCTCGCGTTGTGCCCGCGAAGTCGCACAGCTTATGCTCGTCCGTCATCAGAACGTACGTCGCGCTTGGCGAGAACTTCGCAGCGATCATTCGTTGCTTCGGTGCTGTCGCCGAACAGCGACGATGTGGTGTTCCGTTGGTGTCAATTAGAACTGTTATCTGTGGCATTCTTCAGTGACCCACTACATGGATTTTTGGTGTCTTTCACAAACGCCGCAGTCCCCGTCCCAATCCCACGCACCAATGTCTTGCGCCCGCAATCCGGGCACAACACCAACGGTTCGTCTTTGATCGACTGGAAGATTTCCATCTTTGCATGACATTTCTTGCAGCGGTAATCGTAGCTTGGCATATTACACCTCCGTTCCTCTCTTGGTCAAATATCCCTTGAGAACCTTGGTCAGTCCGTCGCTAGCCAGCAATTTTACATTGTCCTTCACGGATACCTGTGCTTCTGGCGTTGCTTTGGATACTGCCGTGGTCACGAGATTCAATAGCTTGGTTCGTTGCAGAACGAGGTAGAACATTGCTACTCCCGCCCCAAGGAACAACAGTGCGACCACTCCCGCCCCAGCCACAACCCAACCAGCGCCGCTATAGATGATCGAGTCACGCCCGGCGGTTACGTCTTGCACCATCTTGATGCTCTGCTCGACGTTATTCTCCACCTTATCGATTCGTTCGGCTTGCGTGCTGATTTCATTCTGCTGCTTTTGCTGTACATCAACAGTAGCCTTCAGGGAATCTTCGAGGGCACCTAGGTGGCTATTAAATGCGTCCTTCTCGACGCATCCTGCGACCACGAATAATAGGATCAACGTTGTTCTGCGAAACCTTCGGCTCATTGTGAATCCTCTTGTTTACGAAAACACTCCTTACCAAAGCATCTGCCAGCTTATTGTGGTGTCGACGAATCCAGATAACCCTGAATTCAGAAAACGATTGACTTAAATCCATTATGTCATCCATGACAGCCGACATCTGCGCGTCCTTCACTTCCCATTTTCCGCTAGCATGTTGGGCCATGATCTTGCTGTCTGTGTAGCACCAAAGTCGTTTCATCCCGACAGACTTGCAGGACTTGACGGCTATGCGAAGTGCCGCGTACTCGGCATCATTAGAAGTTCCATTACCACATAATCCACTTCGTCCATAGATGATCTGCGTCGGGTCGTTACTGTCGTATACCAAAAAACCAAACGCCATCATCTTTTGTTTCGTACCGCCATCAGTGAAAACGACATACAGAGTTTCTGGGTCGATTGCGGACATCAAGCGCTCCACTTCCCATACTACTATAACGAGGACGACTGCGGATTTTGACAGATTTCGCGAAACGGACATCGCTTGCACGCCCAACCAACATGTGTTGGCCACTGATTGCGGTCGTCTTTGTGCTCGTCTTTCTCCTGCAATTCCGTTACGTTTGCACGAATTGCAGCGGCTTGAGATACCATGGTGCTAAGTGGAACTGCGAAATCTAGTGCTTCCCGTTCTTGCAGAAAAACAGGAGACACCACCACGTCCTCGGCTTTGCTAGCCCATCCTTGCTTTAGTGCGTACATGGCGTAGACAACAAGCTGGTCGGTCAGTTCGCGTTCTGTCTTGCCTGTTTTCCAATCTACGATCCTGACCTTCCCGTCGTTGGTCCGATAACTCCAGTCCATCTTGACGATGATCCGTTCCCCAGTAGCAAGGCTGAACTTGTTGAAATCTTCCATGGTCAGCCATTGGCGTGTCGGCGCTGGATTGGCGAAAAATTCCATTCCAATCAGGGCATCTACCAGTCTGGCTATCTTTTGCCGCGCCAAGCTCTTGTAGCTGCGCTCTAGCGGTTCGTGGTAGTAATGCTCCATTAGGATTGTTGTTTTGGGGGTCCAGTGTCCGTCGGCCACTGATGCCTCCGACTCGCGAGCGACACGTTCCAGCCAATCAGTACAGAATTTCTCGACCTCAGCTTGCGGCAATCGTACCTTCCCGTCGGTGGCGTGGAACGATTTCAGATAATGCTCTGCCGCTCCGTGGACAATCTCTCCGATCAGCATCGGAACGGTTGTCATTTTCTTCAGTCGATAGATATGCTTCGTGTCGTACGGCGCGGTAGGACGCCATCCGTCTTGCGCTCCGTAGTAGTTGAACCAATACTGCCTCTGGCATTCCAAGAATTTCTTGTAACGGGTTCCGCTCCATTCTACAGCCATCAGAGATGCTCCTCGGTGCGTGGTATTTTACGACAGTTCCTATCGTTCACAATGTTCCAGACTGTTTGCCGACACACTCTGAACTTGTCACCCAATGCTTTGTATGTCCACTTCTTTGGGGTTTCTGCGCGAAGCCGTCGAATTGCGCGCACCTCTACGTTAGTCAATTTCGCGCACCGATGCCATTCGCCGCTGTGTGTGTGTCCGGCACGTTGCCGATCGTCAACATTGTCTTGCACTGTCCCCCAGGCAAGGTTCCACCATTCGTTATTCGACGGATTCCCGTCAAGATGGCGCACAACATTATGCTGTGGTTTCGACCTAGGCACAAAACATGCGGCCACGAGTCGATGAATCTTGTGGTGTCTAAATGTGCCATCACGATATAGATTAACATAGCCATACCCACAGTTGTTGACAATCGGCCGTAAAATTAGCCTGCGCGTTTTTCCCCACCTGTCAGCTAGAGACACCACCTGTCCAAGATTCGATACCTCGTATAACCCGTCGTGGTCCGGGACTGGGAGCCATCTTTCAATCGTGCCACGCACCGTCAACTGCAAGGTACCTTTCTCCATTTAATGTCACGACTTTGGAACGGACTGGCCATCATCTTCGAGAATGATAGGTGCTTCTAGCGTTTTGCCATAGCGAGGATGCAGCAGGAAGAAGGCTTGTTGTGGATGCTCGAACTCGGCCTTGATGCTCTGGGCAAAAGCGCCATATCCGCACAGGCTCCCGTTGCAGACATAGTTCTTCGCACTGAGCCTCTGGTGATAGTGCCCAATAACATCCAGGTTAGCCACCCTGGCCTTGTTCCACTGCGCGATAGCCTTGTTGAGCGGGATCGTGATCCCGCCAACTCCCCCTTGATATCGCACGTTGTCCCCGTGGTGAAAACGAATGGTCATGTTGTAAACATTGACCATGTTGAAATAACCGTCGGACACCACGAACTTAATTACTGGATGGTCGGCATACCGCTTCTCCAGCATCTTGTACATCATCCATTCATAGCTGTTGCGAGCCCCCGTGGACACCGGCCTATACAGGGTAGTGCGACCATGGTTGCCATAGGATGTCGGCACGACGATCTGCTTGAATCCACCGCTAGCAACCAAGGTGTCCAGCCCCTTGCACACGAGATCGATACATCCGAGTATCGCCTCAGTTGGCGACATGCTGTTGATGGCAATGAATTCTTCGTGGATATGTCCGTTGATCAGATCACCCAGGATGGCCAGGACCAGCGTGTCGATTGTGGATTTTGATCGACAAAGTTCGGATAGCTTGATGACGTTAGTAAAAAATGCTCTGGCGCGTTTTGCCGCGATCTTCGTGTTATATTCGTTGAGCCCGTTTATTGTGCATGGATCGACGGTTTCCTCGTAGTGCAGATCGGAGAATACTGCGACCGCCGTCGACGTTGACCCCTTCTTGTCGTCCGGAACCTTCCAGATTCCCGGCAAGCGATTGGCCAGTAGCTCGTCTGCCTCCAGGAGTGATGCCATCGCACGATCCTGTTGGCCAATGCGATCGAGAAGTTCCTGGTACTTTCGTCGCAGGTCCTTGCTCTCGTCCTTCGCTTTCGAGAGCTTCACATCCTGTTCGATCGTTCTTTCCTTCGATGGCTTGGTTGTTATTTTGTTAGCACGCAATCGCCCCTCAAGTGTTTTCCGTGGTATACCGCTCGCCTGTGCGGCCCTGGTAATGGTTCCGTGCTGGGCAACTAGGTCGGCCGCTTCTTGCATGAGCTTCTCTTCCATCTAACGAATCCTCTCTAAAGGTCGCATTGTCCAGATTTGCAATCAGCACCGATGGCACCCTGCGCCATGTATTGCGACGCCAAAGCTGGATCAAGCGCTTCGTACGGTGATTCTCCCTTACTTCCGTCCCGGTACACCGTAACACCCTTGAGTTTTCCGATGTACGTCAGTAGCAGTTCGGACAGTTCTTCGCTGGTGCATGTACTTGGCAAGTTGATAGTTTTCGACACAGCCGCGTCAACATGTCTCTGGCACGCTAACTGTATCTTCAGATGTTGTTCCACCGGAACTGAATGCGCGTTCTCGAAATGCGATGTGTCACGCCCATCTTTGATAAATTGGGCAAGCAATGGATGGACCACAATCTCTTGGCCATTCTCGTGCGACTCCGACGATTGAATATTGTAACGTCTCCTATACACAGACGCAAAGATTGGTTCTATACCACTGCTGCACCCACAGACTATCGACGTAGTTCCTGTTGGCGCAGAGGTTAGCAAACAGCAGTTGCGAATACCATGCTCCAAAATTCTATGTCGAAGCGATGGTGTCAAGGACTTTCTGGCCCACTCTGTGGCAACATGCTTTTGCCTGTCTAGCAGAGCAAACTGTCCCTTTTCTATCGCCAGTCCAACACTCGCCTCATAGGCATGTTCTTTTACGAATCGCAAGACCTTATCGACGAACACGATCGCTTCCGGGGAACTATATTTGATTCCCCGTTTAAGCATAGCGTCGTGCAGGCCCGTCACGCCAAGCCCGATATATCGCATGGCTCGTGAGTGTTCTTCGATGGTACGCAGTGGGTAATGCGTCACGTCTAGGACGTTGTCTAGGAATCGCACTCCGAGCAGTACCGTCTCGGCAAGTGTGTTCCAGTCAACTTTTCCACCATCAGTGATGTGCGACGGCAACACGATACTTCCCAAGGTGCATGAGCCATCTGGCAGGAGCGGTTCCTCGGCGCACTGCATGGTTATGATGCCGTTGGCTATGATGCTATGCGTTTCCGGTTGCGTCAAGCAATATACGTCTTCTTTTCCATCCGGAACAATCGACGCAATTCTGTCTGTGTATACTGGAGAAGTAATCTTCGTTCTGCCAATCAGATCAAGCATGTCCTCAAGATATTTCGTCTTGTCTCCGGAGAATCCGATGGCGACACTGAATCGGTATGACTCGGCCTGTGACAACCGTATCTCGTGTATCCCCTTGCGAGCCCGCGTAAGATTGACGCTTGATGGGATTCCGAAGTTCCCCAGTAGCAACTGGATATCGCCCATCGCTCTATCGTGCGGCAAAGACAGTCTCACATGTACACCGCGAGCGTTGAGAGTCACGGAGGCCGACCGCTGGAATGCTTCCGCTAGGTATCCGCGAACAAAATCGCGGGACCCTTCCCATATTGCCTTGGACCTGTCGCCGTCACGATCGATCCATTCCTGGACGCCAGCCAAATAATCCCCATGAGTCCCCCACTTGCCCTCGCCAGACTGAATCAGCAATACATCGCCAGGCTTGAGTTGGTCGAGTTGTTTTGTGCCACTTGTGGTTGGAAATCGATGGTTAGCGGTGCAACGAATCGTGTGACCACGTCGCGTGATCAGCCTGTAGATTAGCTGCTGCTTTCCGGTCTCGAATACCGGGGTAGCGTCTCGTAGCGTAGTGCCGACGTGTCCGACATCGACAGCGTCCCGTGTGATCCGCATGTCCGTGACGACTTGGGGATTTTGCTGGCTTGCGAATAACTCGCCAACTGTTTGCATCCCACTTGCCGTATGCAGACGAACGTCACTGGCTAGGCATGGGTTTACGGAATCTATTTTCCCGATATATCCGTAAGGAGACCATCGATTCATTTGGTCCAAATTCAGCAACCCTGGGTCTCCACTTCGTAGGGAATTATCTATGATTTTGTCCCATATCTCTCTGGCTCTGATCGTGTAGATGGTCTTGTTTGCCCACACTAGATCGATCGTAGTGTCCGCTCTGACGGCCTCGATGAAACCCGCGTCCACACATACGCTGATATTCGCGTTGTTCAGTTCTTTCCTGTCTAGCTTGACCTGTAGAAATTCCATCAAGTCAGGGTGCCTACAATTCAGACACAGCATCAACGCCGATCGCCTATTCCCTCCTCCGCGCAGTTCTTCGCAAACAGCATTGGTCATCCTCATCAGGCTTACGCTGCCGGTCGAATGACCACCGGCTCCGACGATTACCGTCCCCCTTGGTCGGACAGAACTCATGTTCACTCCGACTCCGCCGCCCATCCCAGATATCACTATGATATCACTGATGAGTTTTCCCCATGCCTCTCGTGAGTCCAGATTTCCTCCGAGTACGAAGCAGTTGCTACATTGCCCTCTCGGGCGTCCGGCCCCCCTCCACGTCCTTCCTCCAGGAGAGAATCTGTTATGGATCAGGAGGTTGGCAAACCGATCCGCCATGTCTCCTCGGTTGTGTCCAAGTTCTGCGTTGGCCACACAGAGAGCCACTCGATGACAGGCTTGGGCAAAAGTTTCATCTTCGGAAATGGCGTATCGGTCACGGAAGATTTTGTCCGCAAATCCTGTTGGGCAATATTCGGTCACATCGTCTCCATAAAATGTAACATCGACCTAACTTCGTCGACGGTTTCGA